CTCACTGGATAGAGAGGCTAGGGTTTCGGCGGGGCGGACAGAATGAAGAACCGTTTGCAAATCAGCGCACCACTCTGCGTGTCCAGCAGCCGTAAATAGGTCCCGGATTTGCTCAAGGCGGTCCACCGCCGCCCCAACATCGGGGCGAACCGCAAACAGGTTTTGCCATGCCTGCCAAACATCAAACGGCCAAACGCCGTCCGATGTCGTCGCCAGAATATAGTCGGAGATCGTTTGCTGATCTCTCGCCCGCTGGCTCACAGGCTTATTGGGTTGGGTCATAGCGGACGATGAGCCTCGCTGATCTTGACGCCATCGAAGCGGGTCGATTTGTCGCGCCCGCGTTGAAAGCCGGTTTCCTGGGTGATGGCGAGCCGCACGGTGAGCCCATCGGCGGCGGCTTGTCGCAGCGCCTCGTTAAGCGCCTTTGCGGCCTCGCGAACGGCGGCGGCATGATCGGCGTCCATCACAACCCCTCCCCCATAGCGGCCCTTGCGCGAAGGGAGGCGAGAACAGCCTCCTCGATCTCATCGACCAGCGCGACCATTTCCATTTCGCCTGTGCCGATGTCGGCCGGCGCAGGGTTCGACATGAGATCGACCAGTGGGTACGCGGACGAATGATCGTCAGCGTCCGCCATGTTGCCCATGCGGTATTCGCGCACCGCCTTGTAGATCGCGCGGTTTAGCTGGCTGCGAATGGCGAGGTGCCGGATAGCATCCTCGCTGACTGCGCCGCATTCGTTCTCCGCCAGCGCCAGAAGCTCCTCCCGGCTCATTTCGAGGACTCGCGAGAGAGGGTGGCGAGCGCTGCGGCGGCAATGTGCATCCAGTAATCGCGGCACATATCGACGCCCGCATGGATCGCGGTCACCGCCTTGGTCGGAGAGCCGCTGACCTCATCATGCGCGGCTGCCAGCGCCAGAGCCAATTCGCGCACCTTCCCCCAGCTCATTTCGACTGCTCCTGCAATGCTGTGCGGACGGCGGACTGCACGCGAAGGCCGAGCGGGGTCAGGCGGTAGTAGGTGCATTGAGCGCACCCGTCCTGCCATTCGCGTTCGCATAGGCGCGGAAACTTGAAGGCGAATGCGGCGATCAATTGGCGCGATACACCGGACGGCACCGGGGCATATTCGCCCGTCATCGCCAAGCAGGCCCGCTTCTGCGCCTCGCTCAGTCCATCGACTATCGCAGCGATTGAGGGGGTGGCTTGGATCATGCGGGCTGGCTTTCGGACAGATCGCGCGCCTCTTCGTAGACGCGATGCATGAGATCGTAGGTCTTGGGTGCGCGCCACATCGAGCCGTATGCCGGGACGGCCCCGCCCACTTCCTCGATGAAGCTGGCGGTCATTTCGTCCCAATGTTTCACCCAGACGGGCCACCAGCCGCCAGCGTTTACCATTTCGGGCATCCGCGGCTTCCATTCGGGGAAGCGTTCCAACAGGCGGAGACATCGCGCCAGGTCGGACGTATCCCAAGGGACCGAGCCGCCCGTTGAGCCCAACGTCATGAAGTGAAAGATCGCCTCCGACGAAAGGCCGGTGTCGCCGCCGTGCAGCCATTCGCTATATCGCGGGTCAGCCACGTCCCTCTTCCTTCCTCTTGAGCGATAGAATTGTGAGCTTTGGGCGGGCGCGGGTCACTCGCCGCTCAGCGTCTTGAACCGGGCGTAATAGGCATCCCGCACGCTCTGCCCGACGTCCTCTGGAAGCGCGTCGATCCGATCCCGTTCGCGAGCCATGAAAGCGTCCAGCGCGTCGGAGGTTTTCTCTTCCGCGATGGCCGCGATCAGCGAGGCGGCGGTTTGGTCGTCGGCGTTGGACGCGCTGTGCTGTTCGCCGCGGTCGGAGTCGGCGGGGCCTTCAGCGTTGTCGGCAAACGCCAGCACCGCCTTGCGCTCCTCAAGATGGTCCTGAAGCGCCTCACGGTGCGGGGCCATCGTCTTGCGCACCCAAACGGCCTTGAGCGCGTCCAGATCGGCGGCTTCGTCCATGTCGGCGCGCGCCTGTTCGAGCGTCAGGCCATCGGTACCGGGAACGACGGTAACAAGCGGGTGAAAGGTGAACATACCCTTCTTGCCCTGCGAAACCGTGAGCTTGATGTTCACGGGCTTGGCGATGTGCGACATATGACTGACACGAATGCCGCCGACCTCGCCTTGGTCGCCGAACTTGACGGTCGGATCGCGATAAACCTGCACGGACTTGCCGACGAACTGCGCTTCGTCAGTGACAGCCCATGCCATCACCATTGCGCGGCCCATGGTTTTACACGGCTTCCACGGCTTCCCCTGATCGCCCTCGAAGTTGAGGATGATGCGCGTTTCGCGGCCATCCTTGGCAATCCGAGCGCCCGTGATTTTCAGGACACGCGGACCTGCGATCAAGTCATCGGCGTTGAGCTGGTCCGAGCGAGGAGCCAGCGCTTCGGCTAGAGTGCTCATAAGTAAATCAACCTTTCCGTATCGACGAGCCGCGTGTCGGACGCGATCAGCTTCTGGTAAATCTCCAGCTTTTCCGCCAAGCGCGCCTCGAATTGGGCCGCGGCATTGCCTATGGCTTCTTGGATCACTGGATCTGGATAGGAGCGCACGACGGGCATCTTCATGCCGCCGCAGTAGCTCACGAAATCGAGCCACTTGCGCTCGCTTACGAATAGCCCGGTCTGGCACTGGATCAGGAAGTCGGGCGGTATCTCGCCAGCCGCGACATATTCGATCAGCGTTTGCATGTGCCATTTCTGGACGCGCGACTTGCACTCGATCAGGCCGTCATCTCCGACTAAGCCATCGGGCGAATATCCGATTGTAAAGCCGAGCTTGTCGTTCGTGATGAAGCCGACTTCCTCGACCTCGCCATATTCCTCGGAATATTTGGCGCGGGCGTGCTCCTCATCGAACTTGCCCCGTTCCATGTCATAGCTCTCAAAATGAGGCTCGACATAGCCGGTGATCCGCTGCGCCAGCAGTTCGTAGAGGTGCGCTCGCTCCTTGTCGTTCGACGCGATCTTGAGCGTCGGGGTAAGGATCAGCTTCATCTCGCTGGCCGTCAGGATGCCGCAGCGCAGTTCGTGCCAGCGCACGCTGCCCTGCTCGACATCGCGATGGATGGTGACGTGCGAGCCGTGGATTTTGACCGGCGCGTTCACTTCGCACCTATCGTAAACAGCCCCAGCAGCGCCGTGACGATGGCGAGGGTGATGAAAGAGCCACGAAGGGTGACGAACGGGGGTGCTTCGCGCGGAGCCCAGGGCAGTGCGCCCAAATCACGCATCACGCGCTGGCGCTGGACGGACACGTTGCGCCAATCATATTCGGGGCGATTCATTCGTCACCCACGGGCTTGAGGGTGCTGCCGAACAACTCGATCTCGAAACCGCTGTTGACGGGAAGCAAATCTTCCACCGCCTCGAAAGCCTGATCAGCAAGGCTATGCTTGCCATCATCATCAAACTCGACAGTGGCGGTGATTTTGAAGTCGGCCGTATAGCGCGTCATCACAATCCTCCCTGCGCAGCATCCCGCCGCGCCCAAAAAGCCTGTTGCTTGGCGGCATCGAACCGCGCCTTTGCCGCCGAGAAAGCCGCATCGTTTCCCCGCAGGGTCGCGTCGGCCATTGCATCCCAAGCGGCGCTCATCGCGGCCAGCCGAGCGAATGGGTCAGGGGCGGCGGTGGTGAAGGGCTGGGCGCTCACCACGACACCTTCTTCGGGTACAGTTGCCCCGCCTCTACATCGATCCCGGCATCGTTAAGGGCCGTTACCCACTTAGCGCGCATGTCCGGATCGACATCGACAAGCGCGTCACGCCAATCCGGCGCGCGACCGTGCTGCATGTTGAAAGCCGTCTGATAGTACATGCTATGCGCATTGTGCGGCTCGGCCCGCGAGTGCTTAGACCCGCAAGTCTGGCAGCAGTCCTTTGCTGGCGGCAGGAGCATCATGGAGCCGCCGCCTTCGATCGGCTTGGTGATCATGCCGCCCGCCCCTCGACCACCCAATGATGGCCGAACTCATGCGCGCGGGCATGGCTCGAATGACGCGACTGAGCGCCATCGCAGGCCGTCCAATCGTTGCCGTGACCGTACCGGCGCACGCACCAGTCCATGCCGCGACGGTTCGACCAGTCAGGCTGCGGTTCGTGGGTTACCGTGTACGACCGCTGGGTCGTCGGATCGCCGGTGATTTTTGGTGCGTGGCGCACTGGGTATCTCCAAAGCCTCGTGGTGAGGCGATGGAGTTCGTATAGCGCTATGTTTCGTAGCGCGTCAACAAGAAATGTAGCGTCGTAGTGCTATGGATTGTGTTGTCGCGCAGCTTCGGACTTGAGGCGCTCGCGCTCGCGAACGCGCTCCTGGAATTTTGCCATGTTTTCTTTGTCTTCTTTTTCCTGCTCGCCCATCACATGGCCGCCGAGAAAGATGACCCCCATGCCGAACCAAAATAGCGTCCAGCCTGCGGAAACCTCCATCCACCAATTGAGTGCGCGCTGAATTCCAACCCAATTCGATTGAGGGGCCCGACCTCCGATATCGCTCCAGAGCTGGCCTGTGGAATAATCTGGCCACACGCCCCAGTGCAGCCAGGCCAAAAAATGAGAGGCTCCTAGCCATAGCGCCCAAATCAGCAGCGCGGATCCAAACGCCGCTATCCATCCCCCGAGTTTTAAAACCGGCCTGGGCGGCTGCTCATTTTCGCTCGCGGGCCTCATCCGACCAAATCCTCTAAGGTCAGCACCCGGTCCATATGATCGACACGCTCCATCGGCAGCTTGAAAATCTTGGGCGGGTTGAACTGCTCCAGCTCCACATAAGCAGCAGACTTTCGCACCACACGCTTGATTAGAACGGTGTCGATTCTCTCGCCCTCGACTTCATCGGGGCTGCGCAAGTAAACGACGGCATCGTCACCTATTGCGGGCCGCTTGCGCTTCTCGACATAGACTGTCGATCCATCTTCAAACCTCGGCGCCATGCTCGACCCCTGCACATAGAGGCCGTAGACGTCCGCGCGCCCGTCCAGGATGGGAGGCCGGCGCTTATACTCAACTATCTCGGCCAGGTTGAGCGTGGTTTGTTCGATCGCCTCACCGTCGTAGATATGCTCCGCACCTAGGGCGGTGCCGAAAATGGGCAGATCGCGATGCATCCGCAGTAAGCTCGCTCCTTCCATCTTGAACGGTACTGCGTTGCTCTCGGGAATATCATCGATCACAGGCGGTGGCGTATCTGGCCTAGGGCCCCCGGAAAGCAACCATTCAACGGGCACGTTGAGCCGCTTTGCGAACTCCGCCGCGCGCTTCGCATAGCCATTCTGGTCGTTTTCATAGGCGCGGTAGGTCTTATCGTTAAGACCCTCCAGCCTTGCCATTGCAGCAGCGTCGATGCCCGCGCGCTCTCGCGCCCATCGTAGCCGGCTGCCAGCCGAATCATGATCATTTGCCATGGTGCTATCATGGCGCTCAAGCGCGCTACAAATCATGTTGCATCGTTACGCTACGAATGATAGCGTGCGTAGCACTATGGAAAAACCGCACCTCATCGGGACACTCGGCGGCGCAAAAGCGGTTGGTGAGAACCTCCGCGCGCGTGGCGTTGATGTCAAAGACGTCACGGTTCGATCATGGACTCTGCCCGGACGATCTATCCCGGCAAAATACTGGGTCCACGTCGCAGAGATTGCGCGAGAGCGCGGTGTCCCATTCTCATTTGAGGCTGTCGCGCAACAGGTTGCAGCATGACGCGCCCAACCGCCTGCTGGCAGCCCTTTCCGTTCCTCGACCATCGTACATGCGAGCAGGTCGCGAGGGACGCTTACGCAACTCGTACAAGTCACCGCCCCATCCCCCGGGCAGGTGAGCCGTCGCCGCGGTCTAAGCCTCCCGGCGACGGCAGCTTTTCTGTGCCCTCAGACAGCGCGTGGCAACCATGAGCCCCGAACTTCTCGGCCTGTCCGCTGGCGCGCTGTTCTGGGCAGTCATGCTCTCCGGATTCTTCGCCCTCAAGCTGGCGCGCCTTCGCGACCGTCGTGGCGCGGGTGGCGATGACGGCGACCAAGGGGCCGATTGGGGCGGCGAACATCTTCATAACGGAGGCAAATAGTGCAGCGCACAAACAAAGTCTGTCCTTCCGGGCCCGTTACAAAAGACAGGTTTCAGCGGGTTCTCGCACAAGCGTGGGGTCGCGTTTGGCCGGTCGTCGGCAAGGGCACGATGGCCTCCGCTATGGGGCTGGAAAGCACCAAAACAATCGATCGTGCGGTGACGGCTTCGAACCTTCCTGAGGCTCACACGATCTTCAACAGCCTGCTCGCCGACAAGACCGCGCTTGACGAGGTAATGGCTGAGTTCGGCTTTCGCGTAGTGCCGCTTCATGCCGCAGCCGCGAACGATCTGACCACGGCTGCCGGCACGATTGACGCCATGGCTGCATTGATTCGCAGCCGAGACGACAATCATCGGGACCACAACGAGACGCTGGCGATTGCCTCGCTCCTTCGTCCCCACATGCCTGCGCTGGAATGCATTCTCGCCGAAGCTGATCGGCTACGCGCATGATCGCCACCGCAGCAATCGTGTGGGCCGTGCTGGCGAGCCTGCTCTCAATCGGCGTGTTCGTCGCCGTGACGATCGAGCTCAAGGCAGGGACAAAGGCGATCGAGGAATCCGGCAGGCTCCGTGACATTGCTGTTGCTCGCTTGGTCGACGCCGAAGACCGCCTCCGCCAGATCGAGCAGCAGCGCCACAACGCGGCGGTGAAGGCGCGACAGGCGCAACTCGCAAAGCGCCGCGCCGCCGTTCTCGCCAAGGCACATGAGGTCGCGCCTCAGGTTGAGCGGAGGGCGGCGTGACAATCGGCGCAACAGACCGGCTGTACCGGGATAGCTGGACACCCGACATGGACGCCCTGCTGATGGACTGCATCGCGGACGGCGCGTCGTTCTCGCGGGCCGGCAAGCAACTCGGCATCACCAAGGATCAGGCAGCCAAGCGCTTCAACAGGCTCGCGAAGCGGATGGGGGCGCAGGCGGAATGATTGCTGCACAAGGGTCTGTTTATCTACGGCCATCTGAAACGCCGCCGGCATTACCTTCTTGTCCTGCCCCGACGACTTCAAGCATAGAATCGTCGATGCGGAACCTGACGCCTCGCGTTCGGCGATATGCCAGCGACATTGCCTTCTGGCATGGCGTCTCTGAGCGCGACATTTTCTCGCGTACTCGCGCTCAACCCTTCGCCATTGCTCGTGCCGACTTGATGCGTCGGCTGCGCCGCGACGGCTTTTCTTACACGCAGATCGGGCGGTGGCTCCAGCGCGACCACACGACCGTCATCCATCACACGCGGGGTGACCGATGAAGCGCGGCTACCCCAAGCCCCAGATGACACGCGCCGCCAACGCGCTCGCCTTCACCATGTGGCTTAACGGCGCGACGGACGAGGCCCTTGCCAATGCAGACGCAGGATCGCTCGCCCGCTCTTATGGGCTCAAGGAACAAGACGTTCAGCAGGCCATCACGCGCCAGCAATTCGCGCGCTCGGTGATCGCATGAACGCCTTCCGCGAAATCCCCGAAGCGCCGATGCGCGCTACGCTCAACCCCGCGATCTATGTGGAGAAGACCGACACGGATCCGACGTGCGAGGAAGTGCGCCAGGCGGAATATGTCGCCACCGTGCGCAAGAACTTCCGCAAGCTGCGCGTGTTCGCGGTGCCGAATGCCGGTCGCCGCACGATGTGGGAGGCCGCGAAGGTTAAGCGCGAGGGTCTTTCCAAGGGGTGGCCCGACACGGGCACCTGCTGGGAACATGGCCGCACCGCCTGGATCGAGTGGAAGGATGGCAAGGGCCGTCCCGATGAATCCCAGATCGAGACGCTGAACTGGCTGTACGAACAGGGCTTCCCGGTCGCGATCTGCCGCACCGCTTACGGCGCGCTGATGTTCCTGCGGAGCGTCGGCGCCCCGGTGAACATCGGGGGTGCGCTGTGAACCAGATCGACACGATGCGCGAGCTGCCGCCGCACATCATCGCACTGCAATCTCTCGTGGACCGCTGCCACGATGCCGCCTGCAAGAAAGAATTGATCGTCGTGGCCGCCGGCTGCGGCGCGATCGATCGCGAGGAAGGCTTCGTGATGGTCACCGCAAACCAGTTGGAGACCGCGTGACCGTGGCTGTGGACTTCGATGCGTTGCGGCGCGAATACCCGCTGGAACAGATTGCGGGCCAGGCGCTGCGCCTCAAGAAGGCCGGCCGGAATAAGGTCGCGGTGTGCCCGTTCCACCCAGACCGGAGCCCCAGCCTCGTCCTGTACCCGGACGACACCTATCATTGCTTTGGGTGCAGCGCGCACGGTGACGTCATCGATTTCGTCGCCGGGATGCAGAACCTGTCGATCGGCGAGGCCATCCGCTACCTGACTGGCGGCAATGCCCCGATGCTCGACGACGCCGATCGTGAGCGCCGCCACGCAGAGGCCCGCAAGCGCGAAGCCGATTTCCGCCGTAAGCAGGAAGATGCGATCCAGGTCGCCCGCGGCCGTTGGGCCCGGGCCGTCGCCATCAACGGCACGCCTAACCCCTATCTCGCGCGCAAGAACGTCGCGCCTTATGGCTGCCGCTGCGAGGGGCAGAACCTGCTCGTGCCGATGTACGGGCTCGACGGGCTCATTCAGTCGGTTCAGGCGATCGAGCCGGACGGCACCAAGATTTTCCACCCGGGCGCGCCCGCGAAGGGCGCGACACTCACGCTCATGCCCGACCGCGAAGGGCCTGTCGTGGTCGTGGAAGGGTTCGCGACCGGCGCGACCGTCCAAGCGGCGACGGGGCTTACCGTTGTCGTCGGTTTCAGCAAGGGCGCGCTGGTTGAAGCCGCTGGCATCGCCTCCGCGCGCTTCCCAGGCCGCTCGATCATCGTCGGTGCCGATGTCAACGGCGTCGACGTGGCAGAGAAGGCCGCTGCCGCTGTCAGTGGCCGTGTGATCGTGCCGGACCTGCAGGGCGCCGAAGGCTCAGACTTCAACGATCAGGCCGCGCACTACGGGCTCGAGGACGTGGCAGCGCTGTTTGCCGCACCTGCCGAACCCACCGAAAAGCTGGTGCGCGCGACGCCTTTCGCATGGCGTGACCCAGCCGCAATTCCGAAGCGCGAGTGGCTTTACGGCAAGCACCTGCTGCGCAAATTCGTGAGCGTCGATGTTGCCGCCGGCGGTGTTGGCAAATCCTCGCTCAAGATCGGCGAAGCTATCGCCATGGCTTCCGGCCGGGACATTTACGGCAAGGGTCTGCCCGAGGGACGCCTGACCGTCTGGCTGTGGAATCTCGAAGATCCCATGGAGGAAATGGAGCGGCGCATTCATGCGACATGCGAGCGCTTCCGCATCACTGCCGACGAGATCGGCCCGCGCCTTTACGTCGATAGCGGGCGCGATCAGCCGTTGGTCATTGCGACGGAGACGCATGACGGGGCGCAAATCGTGCGGCCGGTCGTGGAAGCGCTCATCGCCGAGATGCTCGACCGCGGCATCGACGTGCTTACCGTTGACCCCTTCATCAGCTCCCACGCCGTTTCCGAGAACGACAACAACGCGATCGACATCGTCGCGCGCGAATGGAACGTGGTCGCAGAGCGCACAGGCGCCGCGATCAACCTGGTTCACCACGTCCGCAAGCAGAACGGGGCAGAAGCCACCGCTGACAGCGCGCGTGGCGCCTCTGCCCTGATCGGCAAGGCACGCTCCGTCATCGTCTATAACCGCATGACCAGCGATGAAGCGATCGCGCTGAACGTCCCCGAGGACGAGCGGCGTTTCTTTTTCCGGATCGACAATGACAAGGCCAACCTTGCTCCGCCCGAAGCGACGGACTGGTATCGCATGAACAATGTCGATCTGGCGAACGGTGACAGCGTCGGTGTCGCCTGCGGATGGTCTCCGCCGGATGCCTTCGACGGTATCACCACCCACCACCTGATCCAGGCCCAGAAAGCAATCGGCACTGGAAAGTGGCGGGAAAATTCCCAGGCGAAGGCTTGGGCCGGCCGCGCAATCGCGCCCATCCTCGACCTCGATCCCGACGACAAACGCGACCGCAAGCGCCTCAGCACCATCCTCAAAAAATGGGTCTCTGAAGGCGTCCTGTCGATCGTCATCGATGAGGACGAGAAGCGGATGGAAAAGGAATTCGTGGTCGTCGGGCGGTGGGTAACCGAGTGATGCCGCACCTTGAAAAACACGGGTGCGGCAAGGTGCGGCAGGTGCGGCAAATCCACAATGCCAGACGTGCCGAACCACCCCTAACCCCCTTTAGGGGGTGGGGTAGTGCGGCAGGTGCGGCAGGCAAAAATTTCAGGTGCGGCAATCATGCCGGGAAGGAAACGAGATGGCAGGCAGCGTGAACAAGGTGATCCTGGTCGGCAATCTGGGCACAGACCCGGAAAGCCGGTCATTCCAGAATGGCGGCAAGGTCGTGAACCTCCGGGTCGCCACGTCCGAAAGCTGGAAGGACAAGAACAACGGCGAGCGGAAGGAAAAGACCGAGTGGCACACGGTCGCGATCTTCAACGATGGGCTCGCCGGCGTGGCGGAGAAATACCTGCGCAAGGGCAGCAAGGTCTATCTCGAAGGCCAGCTGCAGACCCGCAAGTGGCAGGATCAGTCGGGCGCCGATCGCTACTCGACCGAGATCGTGCTGCAGGGCTTCAATTCGGTTCTCGTGCTGCTCGACGGCAAGAGCGGCGAACAGCCTCAGTCGCAGTCCCGCGGGCCGGCTCAGTCCGACCTCGACGACGACGTGCCGTTCTAGAGACCACCTCCGGGATTTTGGGAGGGAGTGATGATCCTGCTGTTTCTCGCCGCTGTGGCCTTGGCTGGCCCATGCACCGCCACAGACGGCGACACGATCCGCTGCGGCTCCGAGCGCATTCGCCTGACCGCGATCGACGCGCCGGAGATGCCGGGACATTGCCGCCAGGGTCGGGATTGCGCGCCGGGTGATCCGTTCGCATCGCGAGATGCCATAAAATCGATTTTAAGCGGGGCTACAGCGTCAATCGAGCGCTTGGGGGTGGATCGGTATGGTCGCACCGTTGCCGACGTCTACGTGGCCGGAAAATCGCTGTCGTGCCTGCAGCTGAGCGCGGGACATGCCCGGTACTGGGCGAAATATGACCAGGGGCAGCGCATCGCGAAGGAGTGCGGACTATGAGGGGGCGGCCGGCGAACAGGCAGCGTGAACTGCTGGACTATGTGCGCGACACGATCCGCGCTCGTTCGGCACGCGCCAAGGCTGACATGGCCAGCGCGAAACTCGAAGAGCAGATGGTCACGCTCGAACGCGAAATCCATGAATCCTGCGCATCGAAGGACATCGATTTCGACAAGATTATCGGGCTCATCGATCGCTACGAGCTGACCGAGCGCAAATCCCTCCAGATCGACAAGCTGATCGCCGATCTGTTTCCGTCTGAGGTGGCGGCATGAACGGGGCGCTTGCCGGTGCGCTGGGTAACTATCCAGCGTGGGATGACCCCGCACGCCAGAACGCCAATAGCCAACAGGCGCAATTGAATGGGATGATACATTGCGCCGCACAACAGCGGCACAATTCCGCCGTCGCTGGACAGCAACGATCGCCCGACAATCCTGTCCTACTTTTACTCCCCCAATGACCAACCAGACGCGCGAAAGCGCTGCCACCACAACCAGCGGGAATTGAGATGACCAAGGCGAGCAAGATTGCAAAAGCGGCGGCAGCCTTGGCAGCGAAGGATCTCGCTCCCCCGCGCACCGAACTTGAGGTGCTATCGCGAGAATTGCGCCATGCCGCGGCGAACGAGGTGGAACCGCTCGTCAACAGGTTCGCCGCGGCCAATGGTGATTATGTGGGCGAGGGCAATAGGACCAAGCGCAATCGCGGCGGCACCCCCATAGCGCGATGGAGGGCTGACAACCTCCTAAGCGATACGCAAGCCCTCGCGATCGATTACTGCATCAGGCTATGGGAGCGCGCCGGCCGCCAAGCGCTCACCATGGACCCGACGAAGGTTATTGGCCTCCCGCCATCGTCGGGTTGGTCGCAACAGGAAGCATTGGACGAACTGGCCTGGTTCAAGAGCTGGTTTCCAGATCCTTATTTCTCCGTTTTCGAGAACGTGTGTCGCTTTGATGAACCCGCTGGAGTTGCGGGATCGCGTCTTTCATCCAATATGCGGTCAGCCCAAGAGGCCGCAAAGACAATTGTAAAATTTGTAGCTGATTATATTGCAATGAAGAAGCGTTTTTAGTAGAATTACCGGCATGAGCAATACTGAAATATGGAAGCCCGTGCGAGGGTATGAGGGGATATACGAGGTTAGTTCACTTGCTCGTGTCAGGTCGTTGCCTCGCGAGGCTGTATCTGGAAAGCGGGAGCCTCAAAAGCTAGAGGGCCGCATCCTGAAGCCGGGATCGTCCGCGACGAGATATTTTACTGTCGCTCTGTGCCGAGACGGCAAGCCGCGCTCTCACACGATCCACAGCCTGATAGCCGAGGCCTTCATAGGTCCGCGTCCCGAGGGTGCGGACATCGACCACATAGACGGAGACCGGAAAAACAACGCCATCTCCAACCTTCGATATGTCAGCCACAAGATAAACGTGCGCAACCGAACCGTTACCACGGCTCGTAGCGGTAGGTTGGGAGTTCATCCGAACGGCTCGGGCTGGATGGCGCAAATAACTTTTGACGGGCAGACCAAACACTTAGGGACGTTTCGCACCATTGAGGAGGCCGCTTCGGCGCGCGAGCATTTCGAGAGCATTACCGACCATCGCGGCTTTCAAAAATAGTTGTTGCGTTACGCGCCCGCTAAGCGTATCGGAATGGATAGTGGTCGAAGTAGCGACCGCGAGAGATTATACGGCGCTCAGCTTCACGGCTTGAGCGCCGTTTCCATTTCAGATTCCCCGGCCCGACAGTCTCACGCCCACCGAACGAATGCGTGGAGCGGTTCGTGTGTCCGGGGAAACCTATTCGTCAGGCAAGGACTCCCAACGCAGACACCCGGCGGCTGTGTGAATGCCGCTGCTCGCTGAAAGGCGCAACTCCGCCCTTGCCGGCCCACGGGTCACGCTTGCGGGGAAGCTTCGGAACGCCGGGACTTCAACCGAAGGATTGAGATATGGCGCTGGAAATCAGCTATTACGGCGGTGCAGATCCTGTCACTCGCCTGATTTACGGCGCTCACGTCGGGGCACAGTCGTTCACGCTGTCGGCCAGTTCCGCGAACAGCGCGGCCACGCCATCGAACGCGGCGCTCGCTCGCATCAGGGCGGGCGAGAATTGCCGCTTCCTCAAGAACACCGATGGCACGAACACCGGTACCATGGCTGTCACCTCAGCCACGGGGCAGTATCTCGCGGCAGGCGAGACGATCGATGTCTACATCAAGCCGTCCGGTGTCGCATCGACCTACATCACGGCGATGACCGTCTAACCCAAGCGCTCACCTGCGCCTGACACCGGCCCACCGCTGAGCGGAGCCGTGAAGGGAGCTACCCATGCATGATAATTTACGTGACGAGATTGTCGACGCGCTCTGGCTTGGCAGCCTCAACGCGCCGCCCTTGCTCAATCGGGACACCGCAGAGAAGGCCGCTGATATAGCGCTAGCTGTCATCTCGAATTGGACCGCCAAGGAGCCAGGCGGTGAGTGATGTTGCTAAAGTAGCGCCCAAAAGCAATCGCGGCTCAATGCCGGGAGAGCGGCGCGGCGGAAGGCAAAAGGGCACACCAAACAAGACGACGGCTCAATTGAAGGACATGATCCTTCAGGCGCTCGATAAGGCGGGTGGGGTCCAGTACC